GTAAATAATAAAGCAAGGTCAATTCTCATCTTTTCACCTTCACTAAAATTATTGTAGTTAAAGGTATCTCTAAATCTACTTTTTACTGTTTCATTAAACTCTTCATCTAAATTAAATGAGATATAAAAGTCCATTGCTTGTAAATACTTATTGATTAAGGCATTCATAATAGGTACATACTTACGAATAATCTGTGCCTTGGCGCCTTTATCATTTAAGATTTCTCTTAATACATCTACATAACCTTTTTCTTCTTGTACTTTATTTAAATTCTCTTCAGCAATAACAAGTTGTTTTTGTAATTCTTCTAGTTCAAGTTCTATACTTTCAACATCATTATCTCTTTGACCGATTCTATTAATCTCTTCCTGTATCTGGTCGCTGTGTTTTTTTAACGAGTCCAAGGATGAGGAAATCTTTGCTATCTCCAAGTTCATATTCGTTATCTTGTCGGATACTTGTGAGAAAGCGGTCACTCTTTGTTCTTGTGTAGAGATTTCTTCTACGAGCTGTAATAGACCTGATTCTAGCTTGGAAATTGTACCTTCTTCGTGTTGACATTTTTCTACTTTAAATCCTTCTTCTATTTTTTGAGTACAAGTTGGACAAGTATCATTCTCTTTAAAAAACTCCAATGTTTTTTTATGATTGTTAAGGTTTGTTTCAATCTTAGTTTCAATCTTTTGAAGTTCTTTTAACTTGTTACTAACTTTTTCTTGTCCATTTAGTTCGTTTCTACTAACGGCTATCTGTTCATTCAGTTTTTGTAATTTTGTTTCATATTCTAGTTTATTTTTATTATATTCTTCTAGTTTATTTTGTTGTACCTTCTGGTTGTCTGTTCCTTTTGCTTCCAGCGTCTTTAGATATTTTGCTTCAGTTTCGTACTTAGTCTTTATTAACTCACACTGGTGACGAACCTCCGTTAACTTTTTTTGCAAATCACTTTGTTGTGAACGCAAAATCAAGTCCATTAGTCCAAAAACTCTAATATCAAGTATCTCTTCAACAACTTCTCGTCTGTACCTTGGTTTCATCTTCATAAACGGTTCGTATGAAGAAGAACCTAATAAAACTACCTGAATAAAAGAACGATAGTTCAATTTCATTATATTAGTTTCAAGGTATTTTTGATAATCAATATTGTTTGCGTCTTGGTTTAATTTTATACCATTACAAAATATCTCAAATAGATTTGGTTTGATACCTCTTCTTACAATATAATTTTTAGTACCAACATCAAACTCTACTTCTACAACACATTCACCATCATTGATGGTATTTACCATTTGTTCTTTCTTAATGATACGAAATGGTTTATTAAATAATACAAAACATAATGCGTCAAGTAATGTTGATTTACCAGCACCATTTGTGCCAACAACCAATGTAGTTTGTGATATACTTAAATCAATTTCAATAGGTATATTACCTGTTGATAAAAAGTTCTTATAAGATATTCTTTTAAATAGTATCATTCACTAGCTTCCATATACAGTTCTTTTGCAAACTGTTTTAATTTTTGTTTGTCAACATCTGTTTCAATCTGGTCAATATAATTACCTAAAAATGTTAATGTATCTTCGCCTTGGTCTAGTATATCTTCTCTAACTGAAGCTCCAATATCTGTAGGGTCTTCAATAACATCTACTGCGTGTATATTAATATGATTATAAAATCTATCCATTAATCTTTCATACATATCATTATCAGTTTTATTTGATATGTAAAGTTTTATAAAAGACCTATCATAATCTGTAATATCATAAGTGTCATAATTTATATCCTTATCGTTATATATTAGTTTTTTAAATATCTTATTTGGATTTTCAACTCTAGTTAACTCTCTAGTATCTGTATCAAATATATGAAATCCTTTTGGACAGTTATAGTCTGACCAAGTCATTTCATATTGTGTGCCAAGGTAATAAACATGGCCATCATCTGACTTCTTGTGAAAATGGCCAGACATAACTTTTTCAAATCTTTTAAACATAGACTTTTCTAGTCCGTGTTCATTCATATGACCATTATGCATTTCAAAACCTTTAATCTCCAAATGTCCCATTGCAATGGTAGATTGTGAGTTTTCTATAGTTGAAATACTTTCTTGTTGGTTGTCGTCACATATCCAAGGTATAAAAAGAATAGGTAGATTATCAAATGTAACAGTTTCAGCTGTTAAATATACTTTACATTTTTTATTTAATTCAAGGTTTTGTAAAGCATTTACTTTGTTTGTATTCTTATAGTAAGTATCGTGGTTACCTATGATAACATGAGTGTCAATATCAAGTTCATCTAATCTATTCCAGAAAACTCTTTTAAAGTTATCTGCTGTATTGTGGTTGATAAACTTTCTTCTATCAACTACATCTCCTAAGTGTATCAATGTTGTAATGTTTTCTTTCTGCAAATATGGAAAAAACAAATCGTTATAAAATTTGTTTTGAAATTCAATAAATGCTGGCGAATCATTACGACACCCAAAATGAGTGTCATTCAATAATGCAATTTTCACTTACTTACCTTTTCTTTGTTTTCTTTGCCTTCTTTTCTTTAACTGGTTCATCTGTTAGAGGCTGATTCTTTTGTAAGAATTCAGTAAATTGATTTTTGAAATCTCTATCTTCACCAGGTTGTAATACCATATCGTCATAATTTGCTTCTGCAATCATTCTTTGTTTGATTGTTATTTGTTTCTTTTCTTTCTGTATTCTTCTTATAAAAGCGTAATAAATGATTTGTGTAAAATATGCAAATGGATTACTAGATGTTTCTGGATTAAAGTTATCTAAGTATTGTAAACAGTTCTCAATACCATCAGAAATCATATCATCTCTAAATGTGTAGTTAATAAAGTTTGGTCTATAAGATAAGTGATTCGCAATCTTTAGGAAACATTCACCAATGTAATTTGGTACTGGTGGTCTCTCCGTCTTATCTCGTTTTGCCTTGTTAACAGACTTTCTAAACTCAACCATAGCGGCCAAGAATTCCTTGTTGTTAACATAGTGTTCTGATTTTTTCTTTGTTTGTGCCATAATGTCCTCACTATACTATATGTTGTCGTAAATGTCAATGCCAATTTGAAGCGAAAAGGAAGCTTGACAATCTTGCCAAAATACCTATAATAGCGGTGTCCGCCTTTAAGAAACAGACCTAATGGATGGTCGGTTCCTCATCATCTTCAAACTCTTCAAATATCTCATTTAACTTTTTATTTTGTTCAGGAGACAACTCTTCTTTTTGGTAGAAGTCAGCGGCCGCCTTCTTTGGTCTATCTAAGTTCTGATAGTTTTTACATATTTCATAATAACTGGTACCCATTTCATTACTTGCGTTTGTGATGGTCAAAATTTTATCTTTAGGAATAGTAATGATTCTATCCGTAGTATAGTTTGTCCAACGAATCAAAGCAATGTAATCTCTAAACCCCATTGGTGTCATTTGAGGTACATATTTAATCTGTAATGGTTGTTCTAATCTTAAAAGAGTATGGTCATCAGGCAATTGTTTATCGCCAGATGGTAACACACATACAATGTCATCACCGTTAATTAACTTAATTATTTTTATGTTATCTGTTTTCTGGTGCATTGTTTAACTCTATGTTATGAATTTCATATTCAAAGTCTTCTTCACTGTATATATTTATTCTTTCTTTAAAATGAGATAATGTGTAATTCTGTTTCTCATTATAAGTTAAATCGTCAGCAATATCATATAAAGTAGCGTGACTCTTATTATCTTTTAAACGCAACCCACGGCCAATAGATTGCAAGTTTCTAATCCTAGACTTTGAAGGACTTGCAAAAACAATATTATGTAAGTTACGAATGTTAATGCCAGTAGAAAATGTACCGTAAGACGCAACGATAATAGCGTTATCGGACTTTTCTGTAATCTCTCTAATCTTTTCTCTTTCATCTGTTTCTACTCCACCATAGACATAAAAGACTTGTTTATCGGTTGCCTTTTGTTTTATACTTTCATATAAATCTTTACCGTGTTTTTCTACATATTGAAATAACACTAATGAATTGCCTTGTAAACCAGCGGCCAAGTTTCTAATATACTTGTTTCTTTTATCTGATTGTACAATAAA